GAGGAATGAACTCTTTCACTGTCTTCATATACTGGTTGGCCTTCATACGAACCTGTGTACATAAGATATCCACCGTGGTAGCTGAAGTCTGTTTTGTTGAACTTTGTCATTTTGATTCCTTTTGTTTTACCTTATAGAATCAATATAAACCATTTCATAATGAATGTCAATGGCGTTCTTTCATTTCTTTGTACTTTTTTCGTACTGCAATAAAATGTTCTAAATAATCGTAAGTGTTAACTTTAAAGACTTGTGGTTCTGAACCGTCTACGGTTATCAAGATCACGCCTTGTTTAATTGGTATGGAGGTTCTTTCATAAAATGCAGCGGCGTAAAAAGATGCTTGAATAAAGTAATTAGTAATCCATTCCTCTTTCTTTGGTTTCCTTGATGTTTTAAAATCAACAATAGAAAGTTGACCGTCAAACTCAGCGATGCAGTCAACCTGTCCTGCGCATTTTAGTCTATCAGAGTATAAGAACTCTTCTTGAAACCAAACATTGTTTAAACGTTGGTCAAGTATAGATTTTAAATCATTAAAGGATTGGAGATTTGAAGGCATTGCACCTTTGTTCCAATCCTCTTTATTATCTAAATAATCTTCTGCAAGTTTGTGTACCGCCGTACCACGAGTGGCGGCTTGCTGTGATATTCTATTTGCTTCCGCTTCGCCAACTCTTTGACGCCACGCAAGAATTCCTTCTTTATTTAATACGCCAAGAACCGTTGTGATTGACGGATATGCGTTTCCTTCTGGTGTAAAGTATTTTCTACCAGTTGTAGTTGTTTCACGTGTTAATTTGGGAAGCACCACGCCGTGCTCTACATGATTAAACATAATATAAATTAGCCGCCTATATCTACTTTAGGCGCTCCTGTTTTGATTTCAGCAGAGCAAGAATATGTATCACCTTTGCGCCCTGCTTTCTTTCCTTCAATTTTCACCTTAGATGAACCTGTGTTAAGAGTAGGCGCGATTGCATGATTAGTACAAACACCGCCTTGTATATGATTGGTAACGGCATCGCCAAATCTGACAACGCCGATACCTTGTGCAAAAACTTTTCCGCTACACGCGTCTGTTGAAGTGTTTATTGAATTTACGTCACAATTAGATCCATCGTTTGCCACCGCATCTCCTGATGCTGGATGAACTGTATCTACTGTTTCTATTGTGTCTCCGCGTGCAGCTAACGCCATTATGCAGCCTCTAAAAGTTTTTCTTTTGCAATTATATATTCTTTAACTAATCCTGAACGAACAATATCTTCAACTCCAAATCTTACCACACCAAAAGATGGGATAGCATTTAGAACCTTTACAAAATCGTAAAGACCTGAGATATCTGCTCTGTTTCGAGATTGTTGAAGATCGTCTTGCTTTGTATCACCGCAGAAGATAATCTTTGAGGACTCTCCTACACGTGTGATAATAGTATCAAGTTCATGGTACGTCATAGATTGACATTCGTCTACTATAATGACTGAATTATCAAACGTGAGTCCTCTTACAAACGATGAACTCATAAATTCAATCATACCTTTTTGTTTTAAAACTTGATAAGCATCTCCTCTGCTAAATAGATCGTTAACGATGTCGGTATACGGACCTTCGAATACCGCCTCCTTTTGGGCCTTTGACCCAGGCATAAAGCCTTGCTCGCGTGTTTGAACTGCAGATCTAATTATGACGACCTTTTCATACTCTCCTTTCTGTAGTACATCATTGAGTGCCAAGTATGTAGCACACATTGTTTTTCCTGTACCTGCTGTTCCTATGGCTGCGAGATTATACCCTCTTTCGTAAGAATTAAATAAATCAGATTGAGATGGTGTTAGCGGTTTAACTGCCCGCATTGAAAACTTGGTGTTTAAAACACGCATCATGTTTTCCTCTTCTCGTTCTTGTCTACGTCGTTCTTTCCTGGATAGTCTTCGCTGTCTAGCCATGAAACCTCCTTGTTATATCCGAATAACACAACGGTTTACCAAGTGTTTATGTTATCCTTTTTATGATGATGTTGAACATTACGAAGCACATCACGAAAACCGTCGTCAGGCTTCAATCGCCCGAGACGCACGGCATCACCTATTGACGGTGGCCGTCCAATTCTTTGAGTTATATTAGGGTTTTCTTCGAGGAAAAGATCTCTATCTGAGATCTTCATAACTTTGTCAAATATTTCACCAGTGTTTGTATCTTCAAACGTATAAGTCGGCATGAAGTCTCCTCTATTTCAAATTATTTCATAATCTATTTCATTGTTAAAACTATTTATAATTCAAAATAGTTATCCAGCGATTAATTCATAAATTTCTTTCCAATTATTTACACGAGTGGTTGCAGGGTTAATCTCAACATTTTCATTATGATGGTGATTAACTAGGATTGCTTCCAAACCAAGCTCAGAGCCAAGGTCGGCATTCTGTGGTTTATCTTCAACCCAAAAGCAACCGGTTCCACGATACTGCTCAAGAGCATCATCTTTATCGGCACCTGTGTCAAGATAGACAAAGTTTTCAAAGACACTAGGACCAAACATTTCAATCAAGTTTTTAGTCCGAAGATGTTGAGAGTAATAGCAGTCACTCAATGAACTGATTACTCGGAATACATATCCTTGTTCTTCATGGAGTTTCCGAACATATTTGATTGCATCACGCAAAGGTGGAAGTTTACGGATCCAAGCAGACTCGTTGAACATACGAACAATCCGTTCTTTATCTTCAATCTTGAGTCCATAACGAAGGGTCATATCATATTGATCTTCCATGCCTTCTTGGATTTCATAGTTATGCTTTTGCATCCAACCTGTGAAGGCATACTCCCAGTCAAGGAGTACACCGTCAACGTCAACTAGGATGACTTTATCAGCAATTGTTTCATTAGAACGGTTATACATATTAGGCTACTTTCTTTAATAGTGATGGTGTAACTTTCCAAGTTACGGTAGGTGTTTTAACGACGATAGTCTTTTGGTTGATTTTTGAAATCATACCTTCAATGCGACCACGACGATTTGCGTCAAACCAAACTTTATCTCCGACGTTGAATGCGTTTCCGATTTCACGCTGCATTTGGCGTTGACGGTTTTTGACTTCCGCGATAATTGCGTCAAGTGTATCCTTGTCAGCGTTGCGGATTGTTTTCAGTGTTGTTTGGTTTAACTTTTTCATTTTCATTTTCCTTTGTTGATATATACAATCTATCTGATTCGCGAGCAAATGTCAATAGTTATTATGCAGCTACCTCATTTAAATTCATTTCAACTTCTTCCATTAACCATGTACCTTCCTGGGCAGGCGTTGAAGCATAGAACCATGCGTCTCCGTCAAACAGGTAAAGATAATCAGCACAAGCAAACTCACGGCCGTTTGCCAGGAAGTCTTCAACTGAATTGTATGTAACAGGGGATTGGTTTGAATGGACCGACTCATCTAAAGATGTCTGTAGGTCTTCTTTCAGACCTGAGATATAACCAGCATTTGCTACTGCTTTAGCCTTCTCAGGTGTGTTATAGGCTTCAAAAAGAAGACGGCCGTTGTAAGCAAGATAACCATCGTAATGGCAATATGTTGCTGTAACTGTGCCGTCTTCGTTGTAGTTTGCGATCATTGATGAAGTACCCATAAGATTGATTCCTTTTGTTTTACCTTATAGAATCAATATAACCTATTTGTACTCAAATGTCAATAGTTAATATGAAAAAGAATTACCTTTTTTGTTCTTCAGTATCAAGATGGGAATTTCTTTCTTGCCGTTTCAGTTTCTTTTTATCACGACGGTTTTTCATACGCTTTTCCTTACTGCGTACGCTCCGTTCTTCGTTGTGACCCCATTCGTCGTGTTCCCAATCTTCGCGGAACTCTTTAAAACTTTTAGCCATTAGTCTTTCCTATGATACTGTTTCTTTAATTTCAATTAAGTCAGGAAATGCCGTCATGACTGTCTTTAAGGACAATCCTTTTGGCGATTTTCTAGTAATCATTTTGCATAGCATTTCAGCGTCATCATTATCAACATCTTCTAACAAGCTAATGAATAAACTTTCACGCTTGATTTGGTTAAGATTATCATACCCTCCACCTTTGACAAAGATCTTAAGTCGACGTGCCTCATGGTATAACAAACTTTTAGCTTCGTCTTCGTATTCGTTCTTTTTCCAAGGCGGTGGTGTATCAGGAATCAAAAACTCAATAGATTCGTCAAACCAATATTTGAGGATAGTTTTTAGCGGAGCGGATTCGTTTTCCTGAAGCCACGCTGCTTTATCTTTTTTAACTGGTATTTCTATTGCTTTATTTATGATTTCTGAAATTGATCTTCTAACTGCCATTTAAAAATCCTGTATGTCTGAAATTAGGTTTTTGAGTTTGCGATTAACAAAAAAGTTAAAGAGTTCTGAACGACCAACTTCTTTGTCAATGCTGTACTCTTCAAGAATTGCTGTTTGGTAATTTGCCGGAATTTGAGACAAATCAATCATGGTTTTATTACGGTGATAGCGTCGTAATGTTTCTTCATCCATACCATCCGTGCCATTGCGGAATTGCTCAAGGCGTTTTTTGGTCATAGGTTTTTGGCGTTGGCCAACAGCTAAACAATTGTCTGGTGAAAGAATATTCGGAACACCATCACCAGTGTCACCTTTTAAGACGTGCTCAACCAAATATTGGTCAGGATTGTCATTACGGATCCAACGTTTACGAACTGGGTCAAACTGATCCACATTAGCATACGTATGTAATTGGATGTAATCTTTATCACCGGATAGAACCAAGAAAGGTTCTGCACCGCCGTTTAAGATAGCACCGTTTTCATGGATGATGGTACCAATGATATCATCAGCCTCAAGATGGTCCATATGAATAACTTTGTATGGAAAGAATTCCTTAAGCTCATCTCGGATGGTATTCATAATACCAAATAGCTGAGTCCAATCAAGTTCAGACTCATCACGAGACTTTTTACGATTAGCTTTGTAATAAGGATATAGCTCACGGCGCCATGTATTTTTGCCATCAGCACATATTACGATTTCTCCATATTGTTCGGTAAACTTTTTACGGTTAGACCGGATTGAATTTAGGAACATATGACGGATAAGATTTTCGTCAATGTCCACATTATGATGGTTACCGATGCTTGCGAATAGCGAAGCAAGGATAACTTGGTTGTAATCTACTAGAATTGCCATTTTATTTTCTCTGTTTCAATTTTATCTAATACTTACTATTCTAATCTAACTCTTCGTCAATGTCAACCATTTTTTTAGCTTCTGCCTCAAAATTTTCTATTTCTTCAACATCAACAAATTCTGTTGCAAAATCTTGCAGTGGATGGTGGACACCATGAGCTTGTAAGTGTAAGGACCTAATTGATTCAAGTACTAATACCATGGATGGAAAATGCACTTTGATTTCTTTATCAAAATCACATCCCATCCGTGACATTTCACCAAGGAGATTTCTCCACAAATATTCAGACGCTTCTTCAGCTATTTCTTCTTTATAGTCAACAATAGTTTGCTGAAGTTCTTCACGTGTTTTTGCAGACGCGTTAACTTTATCCTTTATAGGAAATTCTATAACATTAGACATAACTTATTTTCCATCGTTATTTAAATCTTGGAGCAGTCTGTTCCAACTATTCGCAAAACTATTTATACTGTTCCGTGCTAAATTAAAGCGATCTGACGTTGTAAACTTTGGAATGAAGTTTGGATCTTGCTTTTGAATATCCAATACCTGCTTTACAACTGAAAAAGCTCGATTAGCATGGACGTTAGGATCCTCATGCCAATCATATGTAATTGTTGCGTTAGCTGCGGTTTCAGTTAGTCCACCATAATTTGGATGGATACAAAGCAAGCCACTCTTAATTGCTTCAATCAACGCAATGCAAGATGTTTCTTTCCAAATGTTTGGGTATAGGAAGATATGAGATTTATCCAATGCGGAGAGTACTTTTTCGTTAGAAACTGAGCCGTGATATGTCATATTAGGGTGAGCATGGATTTTCGTAAACAATTCAACATACGGATCATCGCGTTCAACCCACCCATAAATTGCAAAGGAAGAATATACATCAAGATGAATGTTTGGATAATCTTTAGACAATGCGTCTACGATTGGATATAAGAGCTCAAGACCACGATGCGGAGTAGTATGATAAATCAAACGGATTTCATTTGCATCTTTATCAAGTTTTGGATTATAAGGCTTTTCAACAGCATTAGGAATTACTGAACACATTGAGTACGGAATGTTATAATAAGCAATGTACATGTCTCGTTGCCATGCTGTTACAAAAACAAAATGGTCAAATTCTTTCCATCCGTTATTTGTAAGAACTTTGTTTTCAGGATCTTCAGCCAAGTCGTGACAGTACATAATGTTTTTTACGTTAGTGTACATTTCACGAGGGCGTGAGAAGTGAATAGCAAAATCCTGCAAGATATCACTTTGCACATTATCAATAACGCGCTGACGCATCATTTCAGTTCCACCTAATGAATTTTTGGACTGTTCTGTTTCAATAATTTTACCTTGGTAAATACAGCTCATAGATTAAACTCCGTACTAAAATCTTTAATTGAGTCCCAACGGAATGAACGCCAACCTTTGGCTTCAACATCCCATACTGCTAGGACATCAGGGTTTGGTTTCTTTTTTTGAATTTCTTCTTCAATGTCCATTTGCTCTGGTAACATTGATTCTTGAAGGGTACAATGCATAATGCGTTCGTCACCATTCTTTTTTGTAAAAACAACTTTACACATGCCTTGGTGCAGGCTATCTTTCATTTCATCATTTGTCATAATCTATCTCACTTTATATATGTTATTTAAATACCAACTTTACCGTTTCGTAATCTCTTAATACTTCAAAGGTGGCCGTAGCTAAATCAATAGTAGGGTCTTTTCTTATTCTTGATAAAACCCTGTCTACAAAGAATAGTTCTTTTCCATTATCTGCCATGATTTCAAGGCCTTCAAAAAAGGTTTCAATATCATAAGGATTTTCATTGAAAACACTCTTCAGATAACGCTGAGTCTCTGTTCTGTTTGCTGATTTGTCCACGTTGTCCTTCCTTTTTATATATTGCTTCTAAAACATTATGAAGGTCTTCAAGATTTCCATTGTTATGGATTCTGTAAGTGTCAACTTCAAACTTATAAGGCAATACATATTTTTTATTGATTGCGGTCTGTTTTTCGTTAGTGAACTCTTGAATAACGTTACCGTCAAAATAACGCCTAGAGTCCGTTGAATAATCGCAGCCTTCACGTGTAAGCTGCACTAATACGAAATTGTTGGATCCAACTCTATTTATAACAGGAATGAGTTCATCAATAAAACCACCATCAGAAATTGCATAATCCTTAGTAACATCTATTTCGTTTGCAACTTGCAAGCCAAAGTAATCCAAACCACGTTTAGGTTTAATTACTTTTTCTGAAACATAAATCATTGCCTCACGGCAAGACATATGGCCTAGATCCATATGAGGAACCTCTTTTACAGAGCGATCATCATAGCGTTCCATAAACCAATCATAATTAATGCCAAAGTATTTTGCAGTTTCTTTATAGAGTTGGTATTTAAATGAAAGGTGTTTCCAACCTTTTTGCTTTTTGAAATAATCAGCTGCAACATCTTTGCCTGACCGAGGAGGACCATTAAATAACATGATCATGCAAATTGGTCCTCAACGATATTCATAATTTCTTCAGAGAACGCGTTTTTCCATTCTTGAGGAGTCATACCTGAAAGAATGAATTCACGATCTTCGTCTGACAAATAAGGGAGTAAGTCTTCCATACTTCCATACCCAGCTTCAAACTGAGCGAAGTCTTTAGGATCAACAGGGATATCCTTTGAGCGAACGATTCCTGAAAAGGCGCTTTTTCTTTTGATAATCATAACATTCTCCATTAACTGATTCTAGATTAATATAATCTATTTTAATAGAAATGTCAACCATTACTATCGTCCATGAGCCATTTTAATCCCTTAACATGGCTTCTATGGATTTTAGCTTGGCATATGCCGTTGTAGTATGAATCGTCTAGCAATGCGTGACGAGTAATTTGTTCGTAAAGTTCGAGATAGCCCATTTCACCTTTCTTATCGCAAAGGTGTATAATTTCTCGGTAAAAGTTATCAGGGCCTTTTTCTTCTACCATAAGTTTGACTTCTTCTGACGAGCCATAGTACTTTTGCCAATCAGACTCTACTATCTTAGTTCTTCGGCGGGTCTTGCCCTTCAAAGGTTTAAGTCTTCTTTTTGATTTGAAAATCTTTTTACCGATATATTTTTTATCGTTAGAGTTATCTGTGATTATATAAACAAAGCCAATATAATCACCAATCATCTCTGAGGTAAACTCCTCACCTTTGTAATGCCACATAGAATAACCCCATAGTAATAGGATTATTTATATGTTACTTTGCGACCTTTGTTTTAATGTTACCGCACTCTTTGCATTGCAAAGTATACTTACGTAGCAATTTTTTATTAGGTCCTTTGATGATATCAGTGCAGAGAATTTTGTAACTGCAAATATGACCCCAAATAAGTTTCTGAATTATTGCCCACAATTAACTTCTCCTCATTTGAGCAGCATCTATAATTGACTGCTTGTTATCTTTACGTACTGGCATCAGATTAGATTTGTGAGTTGTTACAATACCTGCGATTTCGTTGCCAGTATATTTTACAGTTTCTTTTTTAGAACCGTTGCCAGCAACCTTATCAGAGGTTACGCGAGGTCCAGTATTATAATTGGGTAGCTCATAACGGTAATCAGCTTTCTTTCCAGTGTACCCTACGCGTGTTAAAAAAGCCTCGTGTTCAGCCTCTGCGGCTAGCAACCGTTTGCTTTTGTTTTTACGTTTTTTAGTATTTCCGTGGACTTGAACACCACGTATCATATGCATAGACAATCTTATACCTCCACGATCATAGTTTTAATTTGTTCCTCATCAAGCCCGCGGCCTGAGCCAAGTACTTGTTCGGTCAATTCTTGGAGCATATCAAAAGTTTCAGATGCAAATGTGTAAAGAGGATTTCCTCCTGCAGGACCTTCTTCAATCCTCATCATTACGCGGCAACCATGATCAGTTGCAAATTGAACAACTTCTTCATGTGTTGCTTCGTGGGAGATATCAAGTTCAACTGTGTATGTCATAATGTATTCCTTTTCATTTGATAGAATCAATCTACCATAGTTGAAAGAAAATGTCAATAGTTAAAATGCGTCTTGACCAAAATTACGAGTGTTTTCAATTTCCATCGCAAACTCGTTGTATCCACCAAGATACTTATCATTCCACCAAATTTGTGGAACTGTTTCAGCATCAGGTTTTAAATCATACATTTCTGTTCTGTATTGGTCGAAGTCAACACTCTTATATTCATATTCTAGGCCATGCCGTTCGGCGAGCTTCTTAGCACGTAAACAGAAGCCGCAAGCGCTTTTACCGTATATTATTACCATTCTGAGTTCCATCCTTTCTTTTGTAACATGTATGTGCCTTCAGGTAAGTCAAAAGAATGCATAAGCTGGTTAAACTGAGTTGCCGTTAATGCTATCACGGAAAACCTTTGCGTCTCTTCACACCATTGTCGAATATATGTAATGTCTTCGTATAAAATAAATTGAACGTCTTCTTCTTTTCCTTCAGGATCAAGTAGAGTGATTAACGTTTCTTCCATGTCCATTTCTATTGTAAACATGTGGCCACCTCCTTTATTTGTTATTTAGGAGATTTAGCGAGAATTTTGTCAATCTTTTTTTCAATACTGTCTATTTTTTTGAGTACTTCCGCCACCATCTGTTCCATCGTCATATCAGGTTTAGGTAAGTTAACCGGAGCTACATCTTTATCAAAGTCAATTTCGTACACATCATTTTTCTTTTTAAACCACATATTAAAGTCCTTTCAAAATTTCCCACGTATCTTGCCAATCCTTAACTTGAAAGCATTTAGCATTAGGATAGTCTTTAAGAGTGTTGGCGAGAGGCCAATCATTTCCACCAATTTCCATCTTATCTCCAAAGAAATAAATTTCATCATCCATACTGAAATCCTGAACGATTTGAGCTTTATCTCTACCAATAGGATAAATGTCTAAACCAGTTTCGCCACCAATTTGAGCGGTAAGACAAGTACTTTCAGAACCAAACACATAATTGAAAGTTCTAGAAATATGTAGGCGTTCATTATTTATTTTGTCATACTTAACATATTGCTCTCTTTGTTCTGGTGTTGCGTTACGTCCTACAATGCTAAAGTTAACACAACCGCGGCGTTCTTCAATATGATTACCAGTTTGTGGTTGGAATGGTGAACGAATGAGTTCCATTTCTAACCAATGACGAGCAGTGTCTGGCAATGTCCAACTTGATGCGTTGGCAATCTTGCCTTTAAATCTTGTTTCGTTTCCGCTGCAATTATAAACAGTAACAACTTCTTCGCAAATGTTTTTGCCGAGCTGTTCTAATGTTTTTGGATAATCACTGCCAGTAACAAGCCATGTTTTGTTTGTTTGGATAAAACCCCAAAACCATTTTTCAAAATGGAAGTCTATTTTTGCACGACTAGGAGTAAGAGTTCCGTCAACGTCAAATATAAATTTTCTTAGTTTTGCCATGCGCACGCCGTTAATTCATTATCCTCAAAAGTTGCCCGTAACACTGCTTGGTTAATATCACACTGCTGCCGTGTATTATAACGGTTAAACTCTACAACTTTATAATCATTATATTCTGGAATAAACGATATGACAAATAATATCCACATTATTCTTCCAACTCCTTATAGACCCAACGACTTAGGGGAGGGTCGCCAAAATAGCGAGCGTAAACAATATTACCTACGCGTTCAAAAATTAGATGTTTACTATCTTTCGTTTCCATTACACCAATGTCTCCTATTATGAGCGTTTTTAATTAGTTCACTAAAGCGGTCTGCAATTCGTCTAACTTCAGGACCAGCGTTATTATCATGTTGTTCCATAATACGTGCAGTGTTATGTAGTTGGTTCAGCATTTCTGAATCCATTTCCCATTGCTCGTCACTCATCGTTGCACCAACGGTTTAACGTTTTGGTTATCATGATAGTCGCCTGACGTATAATAGTCTCGGCTTGCTTCTTCTTTAATCATACTGCCGTTACGCATACGATATGTAATAATTTCACGTCTGATTACGCCGTCAGTATCAGCATCAAACGCGTTCTTAAATGGTCCATCAGTCATTACAAACTCTCTTTCTTAAATCACTTGTACTAAAACGGTGATCCCGTTTATTAAAATATAAATCTATACCACGTTTACGGCAAATGTCTTTACCTGTAAAATCTTTTTCCTTATACTCAACTCCGAGGATACGAATATCTATATGGTACATTGATAATATATCACAAAGATCACCTTCTGTCAAATACGGAATGATCTCATCAACGTAACTTATAGCTTTTAATTGCGTATAGCGCTCAACCACAGTTTGCACGGGAGCGTTCTTATCAGGGCGATCTAAAGTTGGATTGATTTGTAAACCACAAATTAAATAATCGCACTGTTCTTTTGCGTCTCTTAACATTTGTACATGTCCTGCATGTAGTAAATCAAATGCTGATGCTGTAAACCCAACCTTCATTTTATGACCTAACAATACTAATCACGTTTGATGTATCCACTTTTAGGTTTTCATTGTATTTTCTTGCAGCTTCAATAATAGACATATTTTCTCCATAACGTTCACCTGTCCTGCATATAGCGCTCGTATCTTTTGGAAAGCAATGTCCACCAAATCCACGTTCACGCGTAATAGTCGTATGGCTTTTTCCTATTCTGCGGTCTTGCGTTACAAAGTGAGATACTAATGCATAATCAACTCCTGCGGCTTCGCACAAATCATAAATCTGATTAAAGAACGAAACCTTGGTCGCTAGGAATGAATTGATAAAGTATTTAGCTAAAATTAATTCTTTAGGATCTGCTACTTCTAATTTGCAGCCTAATCTTTTTCCTAATATATCTACCCAGAACGCAACGTCACCGCCGCCGAGCTGTATTACTTGTTGCTTTTTAAAATCTTCAACAGCATACTTAGCTCTGAGGTATTCTGGCGAAAACGTAATTTGTTTATCAGGGAAATTATTTTCAATTGAGACCCATCCTTCTAGACTAATAGTTGATTTAATTAAAATTGGAACATCAGGGCATGTTTCAAGAACTCCATACACATTACGCATATCACAAGATCCATCATCTTCATGCTGTGGTGTACTGACTGCAATAATAACGCAGTCAGTATTTTCATCCCAATTTGTATATCCTAACGCAGGATCGTAAACAGTTACATTATCGTTTTTACCTGCAAGAGCAAACGCGTGAGCCTTTCCAACAAACCCGTATCCTGCTATTTGAATTTTCATAATTTAAGCCATTCCATTTTTTCAACCTGCAAATCACGATAAGCAATTTGTTCTACATCTTTATCCGGATCGTCTATCATTGTTTGCCATACATGGTAAACGTGGTTTTCAACTTGATAAGATGATTTGTCGCACACATATTCAGATTTAGCTGTCATAAATATCCAAGACAATCCATCTTCTGATTCCCTGCACTCCAAAATTCCTCCAGATATTTTCCATTCAGTCTTTGCCTTTGCGGCCTCATAACCTTCGTTCCAACCACATAATAACCGATAGTGTGGTGTTTCGTGGTTTTTTACTTTAAATATTACCCAGCTGCTAGGGTTCCATTGCTTTAACATTTTTGTATTCCATTTCTGTTTTTATTTCTGTCCCTTCTTTATCGTAGGCAATTCCCAGAGCAAGTGATTGTATGTCTTCAATCAAAACTCGGCACGTATGCGCATCATATGTTTGCTCTGCCAAGTCACTATATTGATTTCTAAGACGGTGAACCATAACAGCTTTGTCTTTCATAACTTCTATACGTCTAATTAAATCTTCAATAGTATGTTGCATTACATTACACTTTCATCTTCCCAACGATTGAGGGACTTGAGTTTTTGTTCCACTGTCCAATCCGCTAAATATTCGTTATCTGAATCAAACAGCTTTAGTACTTCTTCTTGAGTTAACACGACTTTGTCAACGGTTTGTTCTCCCAACCATTTTTGAGAGAATTCTTTAACGCGTTCTTCCATCACCAACTCTTCAACCCACGTTAAAGCTTCTTTATCGTTTCCTTCGAGTTTTGTATTTGGGTTTAATTTTTGCAAGTCAGAAATCGGTACTGCATATCTCATGCGGTGTGTTGAAACCACGGTTACCATTGCAAATCGTTCATCACTCATCTTTTACGTTTCCTTCTTTTATTTATCGGTCGCAAGTGGTGCAAACCGTCTATCACACGATTAGGGTATTCACCGAGATAAGTACCCGCTATTAGATCCATAGGACCGATTAAATGTTTATGAAAATGTTCTATTTCATTCCATTTGTCATACATTACTTTTGCCATATTATCAAAGAACTGATCTGACAATATTGGATCATCTTCTTTATAGTATGCATACGCAGCCATAAGATACCAAGGAACCATAAGATTAATATTTTTATCAAAAAAACCTTGTGCTTTAGTATCTAACAACATTTACTGATCCCAACGATAAAAGATATGAGCACCAAGACGGCCAACCTGCTGAAGGTCTTTAGCCCAACGCGGACTTACATAAGTTGCATGATAATGAGTGGCTCCTTCGGTAATGCCACGGTATTTTCCCCACTCAAGTAATTGTGACGCAATCATTTGAGCTTCATTCCAACGATCCTGATCTTGTGGGTTATCAGATTTTCCGTCGCAGTACCAGCTAAACTGGCACATATTACGCTTCATTGAACCGTCTGCATTTTTAATGCCTTGCTGGACAACTTCGCATATTGTGTTAGGATAACGTGTATCGTACTTTCTATTTAAAACTACATCTGCAACTCCAGCTTTATCCGCAAGGTTGCTGCCACGTGATTCATAGTATATGTTTAAAGCCAAGCAGTTAGCTTCTTGTTCTGACCATAGTCTTTCTTGCTCGGCCGCAATTACAGGTAGTGTAAGAGATCCTATAACTACTGTTCCTGTCAAAGCTGCGGATACTGTTGCTGCGATAATTTGTTTCAGTTTCATTGTGTGCCTCAATTTATATTTATAGTTACTAATATAACTGATTCTATTGAGTATGTCAATGGTTATTTTCTATCTTGCCTTATTTGGTTCAAAACATTTTTAAGTTTAAACACAATTCCGGTTTGCAATGCTTCTTTGGACCAATAACTTTCATCTTCAGTCAAAGCATCAAGAGTATCCATAAGCATCATGTTTTGTCCACGCAAACCGTCAATATCGCTACGTAACATTGCCTTTTCAACTTTGTGTTGTTTGATTTCTTGCTGTAAGTAATGTACTCCAGCTTCGTTTGGTTTGACTCGCATCAGCCGTGCTTTTCAAAGAAATTGTAATCTGAAATGTAAATCCATTTAATAAAGTCAATTTGGTCTTTACTGAAATCGTCTGCGGTGATTTCTTTTACTGTAAAGTTTAGTACTTTGTTTATTTTAAAAAAGTTATTGACTTCGTGTTTATTAATAACTTGAAACTCTTTAAAGTTTTTAGTATCAACAAACATACATTGAGGATGGAAATGATGTACTTGATGCGCACCTGATATTTTATGGAGATTTTTAAAGAACAAGTCTATCTTTTCTTGCTTAGTACACTCAGCAAGGTTTTTACCAAATGAATTGAAAATATCCTTTCCGTAATCGTAATATCTTTGACCTTCAGTTAAGTATACATTGATTAAAGAAACGAACCTTTCAACGGGATCTGTGAATACGACTATAGGTGTACCTTTATCCTTTTTGTTTTTTATGACTGCTTTATATTCTTTTGTATCTCTAAAGATTTGCTTTCGGTCAGGATGCGTTTCCTTAATTGTAACCGAACAACTTCTTGGCACTTCAAACCAAGTTTGTTTTCCGTCAAGATCATATAATAAAGGCCATGAAAGTTTATTGCACCAAAAACATTCGCAAGGTGAAAACTTGAATTCTTTAAACAAGTCTGTTTCAGGTAAAAAGAAATCTCTTAACTTTTGATTTTGCAAAAGCATAGATGGAAGTTTGGCAAGTGGATATCTTTTCAACACGTGGTCTGCAAATCCGTCAGGAGCAGGTCCACCTTCAACTGGTTGTGTATCCTTTACAAATTTCTTATATGCTCCATCGTTATAACCATCTAGCGTTTTCATCCATTGAAGTTTATCAAAAGCATGTGCAAAAGATTTGGCTTTCGTTTCACGCTGAGAGTTTGTTCCCATCCATGCAAAATGCCAACCAAGATCTTGTATCATTTGTCCGCCGTGCATTGCAAACTGTAGCTTAAATGGCATATTGCCACAGCGAATGTTTAACATACCACCTGACCTGTTAACCTGGTGTTTAGTTGCCATAAACATAGCTCGTTGCCAAATTCTAAAGGCACCTGTCGATTTATGATATACTCTTAAATCAGCTCTGCCTTGTAAATAAACTAAAGGTATTTTAAGAATGGAGTGATTACTATTTTGTTGAACGAGTTCAGCTAACCACTTTACGTTTTTAGGATCTACGATTTCGTCTGCATCGCCATATATAAAAACATCATCCGAGTCAAAATCTTTCATACCTTCCATAACAGCATCTTTTTGCAGACGCTCACGTACACGGCACAGTATAGATTCTATGCTACTATTTTTACCGGCATTTTGCTGGTCAATTGGCATTACAACCAAATCATTATCGTCAGGAATATCATGCTCAATGTAAATGATTTTTTCCATAGGAAGTCCAAGGTTCCTTGCAATTTCAAGAAACTTTCTTTCAACAGGCGCACCGCTGTGTGTCTTATTAGACTCAACGATGATAAAGTTATCAACCACATCTTTTAGCATATTAACCCGAAGCTGCAGAATTTCTTCGTTAGTCGGAGCAAAAAATGGAAAGCAATCTACAATTTTCATTTATGATCTTTCTAATACTGTCAGTCCGTTATTGTTTGTTCTATGGTCTCTAAATTTCCAATGAGGATTTGCCATAATAAATTCAATAATGGCTGGAAGCAATCCTTGACCTTTGATTGCTTTACGGTTTGGATTTGACGCCCACTCCATACTTTCGTCAACAGTACCATATGTATGAGTATCATGAAATGCTAAGAATCTTGTTGGTACATTACCATGCATAGCAAGTTCTTGTCTTAGTTGAGCCTGTGAATGCCATGTATCAATAAACAGCATATCAGTCGGTTCAATTTTAACTTGCAGTACATCTTTGATAATATAGTCAACATCCTTACCTGCTTTACGAGCCATTTCAAATAATTCAGTAACACTTGGTTCTTCGTAAATGTCATATGACCGCAACACTACATCGCAAGTTAGGAATGCTCGAGAGCTCGCGCCACGGCGAACTCCCATTTCAGTTACGTGTTTACAGTGTTCAGCATAGTCTTTTAAAATCGGAAGATGCTCATTAATATCAGTGGGCTTAGCGGACCACTCATTGTATGTTTGGTTTATAATTGTTTGAAAGTTCATATGTCAAGCCACCTTCTGTTATCTAAAGTCCACTGGACCACTTCAGCAATTCTTTCTCTAACAGGTTGCGGACGCCAACCCATATTCGCCATACGATCACCACTAAGAGCATAACGAAGATCATGGCCAGGACGGCTAGAATGGAAATCCATAAACTCATATTTAAGTTCCTTTCCTTGTGCGTCAGCAATAAGATTTGCGAGTTCTAAATTGTTAAGCTCGGTTGCTCCGCAGATGTTAAACTTAGGACATTTAATACCACTATTATTTGACATATCTAAAGTACGATTGTGTTCTAGCAAAAACATTGTTGCGTCAGCTACATCTTCAGCGTGAATGTAATGACGAGATCCTGGTATTGTTTTGCTTGCATCGCTATGAATTGTAACAGTACCACCATCTCTTACATTCCGAATAGTCATAGGAATAAACTTTTCAGGATGTTGACGTTGGCCAAACACATTCATAGTGTGAGTAATATAAATTGGCATATTATAAGTATTTTGATATGCAACAGCCAATTCCTCAGCTCCAGCCTTAGATGCTGAATATGGATTAGTACAATTATAACGATCATATTCGTCATACTTAATTCCATCCGGAGCAGGTCCAAATACTTCGTCTGTTGAAAAGTATAAGAACCTTTCAAGATTGTCTTGCCGACGACCATAATCTAAAAGATTAGCCGTACCCACTACGTTATCCATAACAAATTCCATAGGACGCTCAATAGAACGATCTACGTGGGAACCAGCTGCCAGGTGAGCAATAATATCAACAGGACCAATGTCTGCTTCGAGCATTGGGTTGATTTCTGCCTTTAAGTCGTGGAAGATTGTTCGTACACGTTTACGCTCAGCAGGAGTTCGTTCCTGAAGTAAATCATGGAGGCGATTGAGATTACCGCTATAATCTAAACGATCAAGCGTTACAATTTCCCAGTCTGTTCGGAGGAGTACCTGATTAATTAAATGGTGAGCAATAAAACCACCGCCACCAGTAATTAGAATACGTTTTGCCATAATATACCTTTCATCATATTCATATTATATAAGTTTATTTATTTACTTTAGCCAACCGATCTTTTTGCCTTTAGCAATGCGATCTTCAGCAATAGCCTGTGAGCCAGGATAACGCCATGCCCAGGTAACAATTAATGCGAATGTAATAAACAAGTAAAGCGTTGCTTTTTCATTACCTGTACCAAAATACATAAATGCCAAAGACGTGGACATAACTGCAACCATCAGCCATTTGGCGGCGGTTGGATATACACGGTACTTTGACCAGTTTTTAACAAATGGACCAAACCTTGGATGGTTCATAATCCATGCATGCAATCTGTCACTTGATTTAGCGAAACAAAACGTTGCGCCAAGAATTGGTGTTGACCAAGGTAGACCAGGTAGTAATACGCCGAGATACGCTACTCCTACTAAAATAATTCCTAGACAAAACCAAAAGGCTTTTTTAATCTTACTCATTTTATTTTCCTTCCACAGTCGTTTTCCAAAGAATGCAGACTCAAGTTGATTCATAATCCTAAACTCCACATCCATATTGGTATTACTACAACGTGTAAAAACACGCATAGAAATAACATCAGTTTGACTGTTAACATATTATTGTTCATTTAAGCACTTCTTTCAATGCTTCTACCAACTCTACCATCATCACGTCATTGTGATACGGCGTTGGCGCAATTCGTAATCTTTCAGTACCAGCATTAACGGTTGGCGAATTAATTGCTTGAATATAAATTCCATACTCATTCAACAAACGATCACTGGCGTCTTTGCACTTAAACGCATCATTAACCATTACAGGGACGATATGTGTGCAACACGAGTCATGAACTGGTATATTAGCTTCGCTCAACAATTGTTTCAGTTTTGTTGCTCGTTGTTGATGTTGGGATCGCAAGCCTGTATGATCTTTGAGAAATTTGATTGAGGCAATTGCTCCGGCGCACACGGCGGGCGATATACTTGTTGTAAAGATGAACCCAGAAGCCACGGACCTAATAGCGTCAATGACAGTACGATTCCCACTAATATACCCGCCTTGAACTCCGAATGCTTTTCCAAGTGTACCATTAATAATATCTACCCTGTCTTCTAAACCAAGGTGCTCGCAATAACCTCCACCTTGTTCGCCGTATAAACCAACGGCATGTACTTCGTCAATATACGTAATTGCGTTATATTTATCCGCTAAGTCCAATATCTGTTCAATAAGAGCAACATCGCCATCCATAGAATACACAGACTCAAATAGTATACAAGGTACTTGTCCACTTTCTGTTGCAATAGTTAATGCTTCCTCGAGATCTGACATATCGTTATGATGAAAAATCATTTTATCAGCACGGCTGTGCTTAACGCCCATAATGATAGACGCATGATTTTTGTTGTCAGAAATAAAACATATGTTTGGTATAATTCTACTTAAAGAAATAATAGCCCATTCGTTTGCAACATATGCGGACGAGAAAAGAAGTGCTGACTCCTTTTTATGAAGCGACGCAAGTTCTCTTTCTAATGTAACATGGTATTGCGAGGTTCCGCCAATATTGCGTGTACCGCCGGATCCTGATCCTGTTTGGTCTAAAGCTGTGTGCATAGCGTCAATAACATATTCGTTTTGACCCATACCAAGATAGTCGTTTGAGCACCAATTGACAATATTCTTAGGAGCGTATTTGCCATACCAAATTGCTTTTGGAAAGTTACCACGTTCTCTTATGATATCATTAAAAACTCTATAACGACCATCTTCTCTATAACTATCGACTGTATTTTTAAAATAGTGCAAATGTTTCATATTAAGCTTCGCAGGCTGCACAACCTTCTAACATTACACGCTTTCGAGTAAGTGATTGCGCTGCAGACATTGAATAACTGTAGTACAAACTCTTTACACCCATTTCCCACGCATATAGATACATTTGATTGATTTCTTTAACTGACATATCAGGATCTAACATTAGGTTTAGACTTTGCGATTGGTCAATGTATTCTTGACGAATTGCGGCTTGGTCAATAATTGCGTTTGGATTAATTTCTGAAAACGTTTTGAATACGGCTCGTTCATTTTCATCCAGCAATTCTACAAGGTGTTGCACAGATCCATCTCTTGCTTTAATACTATCCCACGTTTCTACGGTATCTGCACCTTTATCTTCAAGGAGTTTTTGTAGATATGGATTTTTGATTGTAACTTTCATTTTGGCCAGATCTTTAACATAACAGTTGCTGAACTCAGGCTCAATTGATTGTGATACTTGCCCAAGAATAAAGCTCGATGATTTAGTAGGAGCAATTGCCATCGTTGTAGTATTACGCATTCCATAACCTTTTAGTAAAGGTGGCTCGCCTAAAGTTTTTGCTAACTCAGCAGACGCCGCGTGGGATCTTTCACGTAATGTTTGTGCAATTTCTAAATTCAATTTTGACGCAGCT